GCCATGGCGGCTGACTACCTCGACCTGATCGGCAAGGACAAGGAAGCCCGCAAGAAGCGCGACGAGCAGTACGAGGAAGGCCTGCGCCGCACTGGCTTGGGCGACGACGCACCCGGCGGCGCGCAGTTCAACGGCGCGACCAAGGTCGTGCACCCGATGCTGACCGAGGCGTGCGTCGACTTCGCCGCCCGCGCCATCAAGGAGCTGTTCCCGCCGCAGGGTCCGGTCAAGGACTTCATCCCCGGCGACCCGACGGTCGACAAGCTGAAGAAGGCCAAGCGCAAGACGGACTTCATGAACTGGCAGCTCACGGTGCAAAGCCCTGAGTTCCGCGCAGAGCTTGAGCAGCTCCTGACGCAGGTGCCGCTCGGCGGCGCGCAGTACATGAAGGTGACGTGGAACGAGGCGCGCAACCGCCCCGAGTTCCTGTTCGTCGCCATCGACGACATGTACCTGCCGTTCGCCGCGACCAACTTCTACTCGGCGCAGCGCAAGACGCACGTCCAGTATCTGACGCAGCTCGAGTACACGCAGCGCGTCAAGCGCGGCATGTACCGCGACGTCGACCTTACGCCCGTCACCCTCGAGCCTGACTTCAGCTCGGCGGAGAAGGCGAACAACAAGATCGAGGGCCGCGTCGAGACCAGCTACAACGAAGACGGCCTGCGCACGATCTACGAAATCTACGTCACAGCCGACATCGAGGGCGAAGACGCGCTGCCGTACATCGTCAGCGTCGACAAGGCGACCAGCAAGGTGCTCGCGATCTATCGCAACTGGGACGAGCTGGACGAAGCCAAGGAAGAACTGAACTGGTTCGTCGAGTTTCCGTTCGTGCCGTGGCGCGGCGCGTACCCAATCGGCCTGCCGCACATGGTCGGCGGCATCTCAGCCGCAGCGACCGGCGCGCTGCGTGCGCTGCTCGACAGCGCGCACATCAGCAACTCGCAGACCATGCTCAAGCTCAAGGGCGGCAGCAAGGGCGGCCAGTCGCTGGAGATCCAGCCGACGCAGGTCATGGAGATCGAGGGCGGCTTGGCTGCGGACGACATCCGCAAGCTCATCATGCCGCTGCCGTACAGCCCGCCCAACGGCGTGCTGTTCCAGCTCCTCGGCTTCTTGGTCGACGCGGGCAAGGGCGTCATCCGCACGTCGATGGAGGACATCGCCGACGGCAACGCCAACGCGCCAGTCGGCACGACGCTGGCCAAGCTCGAGCAGGGCATGGTGGTGTTCAGCGCCATTCACGCCCGCATGCACAACAGCATGGCCAAGATGCTCGGCATCCTGCACCGCCTCAACGCGATGTACCTCGAGGATGAGGACATCAAGGAAGAGCTGGGCGAGCAACTGGCGACGCGCGAGGACTTCGAGGGTCCGCTCGACGTCGTGCCGGTGTCCGACCCGAACATCTTCAGCGAGGCGCAGCGCTTTGCGCAGGTGCAGGCCGTGGCGCAGCGCTCGGCGCAGCTCCCACAGCTCTACGACCAGCGCGCCGTCGAGGAGCGCATCCTCGACACGCTGAAGATCCCCAACCCCGAGAAGCTCCTGCTGCCGCCGACGACGCCGAAGGAGCAGAACGCCGTCAACGAGAACGCGACGGCGTCGCTGGGCAAGCCGGTCGTGGCCTTCCCCGCGCAGGACCACATCGCACACCTCAAGACGCACCTCGCGTACATGATGAACCCAGTGCTGGGGCAGAACCCGATCATCGCACCGGCCTTTCTGCCGATCATGCTCAACCACCTCAAGGAGCACATCTCCCTGTGGTACGTCTCGTCCGTGCTCGAGCTGGCCGAGGAGGTCGCAGGCGAGGACATCACCGACATGATGAAGGAGCTGAAGAAGCCCGAGGAGCGGCAGGCGTTCGACCGCATGCTGGCCGAGGCGTCGCAGAGCGTCACCGAGCAGGCGAACAACGTCTTCAAGTCGCTGCCGCCCGTCATCCAGCAGGTGCAGCAGATGATCCAGCAATTGCAGCAGCCGGGCACGCCGCAAGACCCGCGCATCGCCGTTGAGCAGCAGAAGATGCAAATCCAGCAGCAGCGCGATCAGGCGCAGATGCAGCTCGAGGGGCAGAAGACGCAGGCTCAGATGCAGCTCGAGAGCCAGAAGATGGCAGCACAGGCGCAGCAAGATCAGGTCGAGGCGCAGCTTCAGGCCCAGAAGCTCCAGATCGAGACGCAACTCGAGCAGATGAAGCAGGACCGCGAGGATCAGCGCAAGAAGGCTGAGCTTGACGCGCGCATGGCCATGAACCTGCAAGATAATCAGACCGCGATGCAGCTCGCCGCCGCCGAATTGGCGTCGGGTGAGAGGTTTGACGTCTCGACAGGCACTGGCATCAACCCACAACCGTAAGGAGCACACGGAATGACTACCCAGACTTTTGGGCAAAAGGCTGTTGGCCTTAACTTCAACCCTAGCGGCGACGACGCTGTCGCCAATTGCAAGCAAATGTTTGCGGATGTCATCGACCAGATGAAGGAACTGCGCGACAACGCAGGCCACTCGCCTGAGCAGGCTCGGCTGGCGAGCATCGCGATCACCGAGGCGCAAGGCGCGCAGATGTGGGCCGTCAAGGCCCTTACATGGAAGGACTGAACCGTGGCTAAAGACACACCAAAGACAAATGACGTCGCCCAGAAGGGCGAAGGCATCAAGCAGCACAAGCGGATGGCCATGGGCATGATGCCCAAGGTTCCGGCTATGCCAAAGACGCCTGCATGAGAATTGAGACCCTGTTGCAGCGACTGGAGCAATCGCAGGCCGAACTAGCCCGCGATGCGCTGCAACAGCCTCAGTCCCGCGACGCGTTCGAGTATGGACGCGTCGTGGGTATGTTCGCTGGCCTTGAGCTGGCCAAGACCGTGTTGATCGACACGGTGGCGGAGAACGAGCGCAAGGACTTTAACCTTTAACCTTGAGCGGAGGAGCACCCGTGCAAGACTACGTACTGAACAAAGTGAATTTCGATTACGACAGCCTCGATGAGGCTTTCCCCGCAATCGACCCCGGCGTGCAGCCATTCGGCTCACGCGTCCTCTGCCAGATCCGTCTGGCAAAGAAGAAGACCGCAGGCGGCATCATCCTGACAGGCGACACCAAGGACACTGAGACTTGGAACACGCAGGTCGCAAAGGTGGTGTCTGTGGGCGACCTCGCCTTCAAAAACCGTAACACGCAAGCGCCATGGCCCGAAGGCTCGTGGTGCGTGGCGGGGGACTTTGTCCGCGTCCCCAAGTACGGCGGCGACAAGTGGACAGTGCGTATCGACGAAGATCAGGAAGTGATCTTTGTCATTTTCAACGATCTGGATCTCGTTGGCAAGATCACGGGCGACCCGCTCGCGATGAAGGCCTTCGTGTGATCCATAAGGCTAACTGAAAGGAGCCGGTCATGGCTGAAGACATTTTTGACGAGAAGGACGAAGAACTCGTTGTCATTGAGACACCCGACGAGAACTTCCCAGCGGAAGAACCCGCCGATGACGCTGACGACGATGATGAGGACGAGCGCCTAGCCACGTCGGAAGACGACGACGAGGAAGAGGTCGTCGACAAGAACAAGAAGGTCCGCGAGACCCGCGCCAAGCGTCGCGAACTCCAGAAGCGTGCGCGTGACAACGCCAAGCGCGAGCTTGAGTTCCTGCGCCAGCAGAACGCCGACTTGGTGAACCGCGTGCAGGCCATCGAGGGCAACAACATCTCGCAGCAGGCGCAGACCATCGAGCAGCGCTACCAGCAGGCGGTGTACGAGGCGCAGCAGGCCGAGCTGATCATGGCTCGGGCAGTCGAGGCCGGTAACGGCGACGACGTGGCGCAGGCCCTGCGCATTCGCGACAACGCCAAGGAGTACGCGCAGCAGCTCGCCCAAGCGCACCAGCAGACGCAGCAGTATGCACAGCAGATGGCGCAGCCCCGCCCCGATCCGCGTGTCGCTGACTATGCCAAGCAGTGGCTGGACGCCAACCCGTGGTACAGCCCGCAGGGCCGCGACGAGGACAGCGCCATCACCAAGGCCATCGACAATTCGCTGGCGGCAGAGGGCTGGAACCCCGCGTCGGAGGACTATTGGCACGAGCTGACGCGTCGTGTCGCAGCCCGCATCAGCGACGACGGTGGCGCTGGACGCACGCCGCGCCGCAAGGCACCGCCGACAGGCAGTACCCGCGAGCACACCCCCTCACGCACCCGAAACGAAGTGGTAGTGACACCCGAACGCAAGGCTGCTATGATCGAGGCGGGCATATGGGACGATCCGGTTCGCCGGACATCTCAGCTCAAGGCGTATCAAGCCTACGACCGTGAAAACTCAGCTCGCTAAACAAGGAGAGAGCTAATGACCGAAGAACGTATGGATGAACGTCTCAAAAAGGAACTGGGCGATAGCCGTCGCACCCGTGGGGAAACTGATCGCGTAGCGACAGAGAACCGCGAGTACACCGAAGACGAACGGCTCGAAATGTTCCGCATGCAACTGTACAACGACCGACTACCCAACTTGCCCGACATTCCGGGTTACCATGTCTGCTGGCTCACGACAGCCAACACAGGCGATACCATCCAGTCACGGATGCGCATGGGTTATGAACTAATCCGCGCGGAAGACGTGCCCGGCATGGACCTGATCATCCAGAAGACGGGTGATTATATCGGCTGCGTTGCCGTTAACGAAATGATCGCGGCTAAGCTGCCCTTGTCCCTGTATCGCAGGTACATGCAGGAAGCTCACCACGACGCTCCGTTACGTGAAGAGGAGAAGCTCGAGGACACCGCGCAGCTCATGCGCGAGCAAGCCGAGCGCTCAGGTGGCAGGCTCATCGAAAGCGAAGCAATGCGGGAAATCGGCGATTACGCACCCACCAGAGGTATTTTCGACTGATGGTGGGATCACCAACCATTAAGAGGTAAATGGCTATGACTACGACTGCTCAGCCGTATGGCCTGCGTCCTTCATCGCACCCCTCGGGTACGATCCGTCCGGTGGCTTACACCATCGCGACTGGGTACGCGGCCAACATCTTCCAGAACCAGCCGGTTCGGATTGCTCCCGCCACTTCGGGCGGCCAGACTGAAGGCACAATCGTTGCTGCGGCAACGGGCGAAGCCTTCATCGGCACGTTTCAGGGCGTGGAGTTCACCGATAGCGACGGTCGCTATCGCGTAAGCAACAAGTGGACAGCTTCGACGGCTGCCACGACCATCACCGCTTATGTCACGTCTGACCCGACAATCGTCTACGAAGTGCAGACGAATGCCAACGTCACGACCGCTGACATCGGCAAGCAGTATGACTTCGCCAACACCACAAGTGGTAACACCACGACTGGTCTGTCGTCGGCTGCTCTGGATGTTGCTTCGGCTGCTTCAAACGCATCCGTCCGTCTCATTGGCTTCGGCGACGCCGTCGAAGACACTGCGACTGACACGTATCTCACCGTTCAGGTCCAGATCAGCGAACACCAGTTCATCGCTGATAAGGCCGCTATCTAAGGGAGGGCTTGAACTATGGCTACGCCAATGCGTTCAACTGATTTCCGCTCGATTGTAGAACCGATCCTCAACGAGGAATTTAACGGCATCTACGATCAGCGGGCCGACGAGTATGCTCAGGTTTTCAAGACCTTCAAGGGCATCGCTCGTAACTACCACGAAGAACCCGTCCTGTACGGTTTCGGTGCTGCACCGGAACTTCCAGACGGCATGCCGGTCACCTACCAGTCGGGTGGCGTGCTCTTCATTCAGCGTTACGTCTACAAGGTCTACGGCCTTGCATTCGCGCTGACGAAGGTGCTCGTCGAAGACGGCGACCACATCCGTATCGGTCAGACCTATGCGCGTCACCTCGCACAGTCGCTGATCGAAACGAAGGAAACCCTTGGCGCAAACATCCTGAACCGTGCATTCAACGGTTCGTATGTCGGCGGCGACGGCAAGTCCCTCGTGGCGACGGATCACCCGCTCGCCAACGGTGCTACCTTCAGCAACCAGCTCAACACGGCTGCTGCGCTTTCGCAGACGTCGCTCGAGCAGCTTCTCATTCAGATCCGCAACGCTGTTGACAACAACGGCAAGCGCATCCGTCTGACGCCGAAGAAGATCGTCGCTGGCCCCAGCAACGTCTTCCAAGCTGAAGTTCTGCTGAAGTCGGTCCTCCGTGCTGGCACGGCTGACAACGACATCAACCCCGTGAAATCCATGGGTCTGCTGTCCGACGGTCAGGCGAACCTGTCGCGTATCACTTCGTCCACCGCATGGTGGGTGCAGACGGACGCGCCGGAAGGTCTGAAGCTCGCAACTCGCCGTGGCCTTGAAAAGTCCATGGAAGGCGACTTCGAGACCGACAGCATGCGCTACAAGGCCACCGAGCGTTATGCGTTCGGCTGGACCGACCCGCGTGGTGTCTTCGGCACCGCTGGCGTCTAAATCCTAACAGGATTGAGAATGGCCCCCATCCGGTAATCGCCGGGTGGGGGTTTTCTTTTGCCTTCTAGCCAAGCCCCAGAGCTGTGTGCTATACCATGCCCAATCTGGGACTGACCCCAGCTCGTTAGACCGGCCCAGCGGACGTTGCATAGACTGACGAGCGACTTGTGCATGAAGGATATGAACCATGGGTTCTACAACTTTTTCCGGTCCAGTAACCTCGACCAACGGCTTCATCGGTAACGTCACCGGCAATGTGACCGGCGCGATCACCGGCAACGTCACGGGCGACCTGACGGGCCGCGTCATCGGCACTGTCACGACCCGCTCGGGCGCTGGCGCTGTTCCGATCACGGCTGCCACTGTCCGCCTCACCACGACCGGCGCAGACGCGCTGACGCTGGCTAACGGCACCAACGGCCAGATCCTGACCATCGTCATGGTTGTCGATGGCGGCGACGGCACGCTCACCCCGACCACGAAGACTGGCTTCAGCACGATCACGTTCGACGCCGTTGGCGACAGCGTGACGCTCCAGTATTTCACCACGTTGGGCTGGATGATCGTGTCCAACTACGGCGCGACGGTCGCTTAATCCATAGGGGAGCGGGCTGGGCGGATGGAAGTCCCCGCCTAGTCCGCCCCTCGCCACATAAGGAGATCGCGACATGATGGGCGATAAACTCGGTTACCGAGTAGTCAACAACACCACCACGAGCATCAAGGCAACACCAGCCGGGTTCTTCGGCCTGTCCGTCACTGGCGCTGGCAACGTGACCGTGTACGACAACGCTTCTGCGGGAAGCGGTGTGATCTTGTACAGCAAGACTGGCGCTGCCGTGGGCGACGTCGTTCAGTTCGGCGGCAACGGGATCGCGGCCAACAATGGCCTGACGGTTGTCACCACCGGCACCGTCGTGGTGCTTTACACGTAAAGGCACACAGGCATGGCTAACGTCAAGATTACCGATCTCACAGCAGCTTCTACGCCACTCGCTGGCACGGAGCTGTTCGAGACCGTGCAGGGCGGCGACAGCAAGAAAGTGGCGGCGAGCGACATCGGCAATAGCGCCAACGCGCTGCCCTACGCTTCGCTGTCTGGCCGAGCATACATTTCTGCGTACAGCAACACGGACCAGACCGGCAGTGTGTCTGCGGCGACGTCCTTTAAGATAGAGAACACGGTCGTCAACGCGGGCATCACGGTTGCCAACAATGGTTCAGGCCAACCGACGCGCATTACTTATGCGGCGGCTGGCACATACATGATTGCGCCAAGCGTGCAGTTTTCTAATAGCG